GACGCGAGCGTGACGCACCATGGCTCGATACATACTATTCCCCACAATCAGTCTCCAATTTTCAGCGAAACGCCCCCCTTACTGGAACCGGAGCCATGGGAAGACCCCCCTAGTGTTTTGGATGAAAAATAGGTGGGGGGTGGAAATATTTCCACTTTTGGGCAGTTATTAACAGGTTATCCACAGATATGGAGAAGAAAAGGATACGGATTAACCGTGAGATGAGGGGAGGAGGTAGTTTTGAGTGGTGTATGGAGAGGATTGTGAGTCCGGCGCAGAAAGAGGTGTTTTTGATTGTTGATGAGTACTGGAAGAGGTTTGGGTTTAGTCCTACGGTGAGGGAGATTGCGTATTTGAGGGGGAAGATGGGGATGAAGAATACGCAGAGGTTGGTGGATAGGTTGGTGGAGTTAGGGGTATTGAAGAAGGTAAGTAAGTTGGGAAGGACGATTAGGCCGGTGTACATCAACTTTAGGAACCTGGAGTGATGCAGTGCAACATTGAGTTTGTACTGGCCCGGTAAATTTGACACCTTTGAGAGTGTGTTGCGATGCAACAATTGCAGAAGTTGATAGAGAGTTTAGATCCGGCGGAGTATGAGAAGTTGCTGGTTCAGGTTGGGGAGTACCGGAGTGCGCTGGAGAGGGAGAGGGCGCAGGGTGGGTTTATGGAGTATGTAAAGCAGATGTGGCCTGGGTTTGTGCATGGGAGGCATCATGCTTTGATGGCGAGGAAGTTTGAGGACATTGCGAATGGGAAGTTGAAGAGGTTGATCATTAACATGCCGCCGCGGCATACGAAGTCGGAGTTTGCGTCGTTTTTGTTGCCGAGTTGGTTTTTGGGGAAGTTTCCGAACAAGAAGGTGATTCAGACTTCCAACACGGCGGATTTGGCGGTTGGGTTTGGTAGGAAGGTGAGGAACTTGGTTGGGAGCGAGGCGTACTCGAGGGTGTTTCCTGGAGTGAGTTTGAGGCAGGACAGTAAGGCGGCGGGTAGGTGGGCGACGAGTGGGGGTGGGGAGTACTTTGCTATTGGTGTTGGGGGGACGGTGACGGGGAAGGGTGCGGACTTGTTGATTATTGACGATCCGCATAGTGAGCAGGAGGCGGCTTTAGCGGTTGGGAATCCTGAGGTATTTGACAAGGTGTATGAGTGGTACACGTCGGGTCCGAGGCAGAGGCTGCAGCCTGGGGGTGCGATTGTCATTGTGATGACGAGGTGGGCGGACCGGGATTTGACGGGGCGGGTGTTACATGATGCTGGGGGTAGGGGTAAGAGTGATGAGTGGGAGGTGATTGAACTGCCGGCGATTATGCCGAGTGGCAAGCCTTTGTGGCCGGAGTTTTGGAGTATTGAGGAGCTGGAGGCTTTGAAGGAGGAGCTTCCGGTTAGTAAGTGGAATGCTCAGTACCAGCAGACGCCTACTGGGGAAGAGGGTGCGTTAGTTAAGAGGGAGTGGTGGCAGAGGTGGGAGCGGGAAAAGCCGCCGATGTGTGAGTTTGTGATTCAGAGTTGGGATACGGCGTTTACGAAGAGTGAGAGGAGTGACTATTCGGCGTGTACAACCTGGGGGGTGTTTTATAAGGACGAGGTTGAGCCGAACATTATTTTGTTGGATGCGATGAAGGAGAGGATGGAGTTCCCGGAATTGAAGGCTAAGGCGTATGAGAAGTATAAGGAGTGGGAGCCTGATGCTTGTATTGTGGAGGCGAAAGCTGCGGGAAGTCCGTTGATCTTTGAATTGAGAAGGATGGGGATACCGGTAAGTGAATACACGCCGGTAAGGGGGAATGACAAGTTTGTGCGGATGAATTCGGTGACGGATTTGTTCAGGTCGGGTAAAGTGTGGGCTCCTGAGAAGAGATGGGCGGACGAGTTGATTGAGGAGATGGCTGCTTTCCCGAACGCTCCGCATGATGACTTGGTAGATTCGACCACGCAGGCGCTGATTCGCTTTAGGCAGGGTGGATTCTTGCGGTTGGATTCTGACGAAGAAGACGAGCCGCAATACTTTCGGCGTCGCAAGGCGTACTACTAAGGATAGATTATGAGTTCGATGGAAAAAGGGTTGTATTCGGCTCCCTCTGGGTTGAATTCATTGGGGGAGACGTTGGAGATTGAAATTGAAAACCCGGATTCGGTGACGCTATCGGACGGGAGTATGGAGATTACGATCATTCCCGAGGTTGAAGAAGGTGGGTTTGACGAGAATCTGGCAGAAGTTTTGGATGACGGTGTATTAGAGACGATTGCGTCTGAGCTGGTGGAGTTGGTTGAGGCGGATTTGAACGCCCGGAAAGACTGGGCGGAGACGTATGTAAAGGGTTTGGAGGTTCTGGGCTTTAAGTATGAGGAAAGAACGGAGCCATGGGACGATGCTTGCGGGGTGTACTCGACGGTTTTAGCGGAAGCGGCGATCCGGTTCCAGGCTGAAACGATGAGCGAGACGTTTCCTGCTGCGGGGCCGGTGAAGACCAAGATCCTTGGGGAGATGACCAAGGAAAAGGAAGCCGCGGCCAATCGGGTCAAAGCGGACATGAATTACCAGCTGACCGAACGGATGGTGGAATACCGGTCAGAGCATGAACGGATGCTGTACTCGCTTGGATTGGCGGGGTCGGCGTTTAAGAAGGTGTATTACGACCCGTCTTTGGGCCGGCAAGTGTCGATGTACATATCGGCAGAAGATGTGATTGTGCCTTATGGGGCGTCGCACATTGACACGGCAGAGCGCGTGACGCACATCATGCGCAAGACCGAGATTGAAGTTAAAAAGCTGCAGGCAGCTGGGTTCTACAAGGATGTAGACCTGGGCGAGCCGGTGGCTTTCTTTACGGACATTGAAAAGAAAAAAGCTGAAGAAGGCGGTTATACGCTGACTTCAGACGATCGGTATGCCTTGTATGAAGTGCATACTTACTTGTCAATTGACGGCATTGACGATGATGACATTGGTCATCCGTATGTCGTGACGATTGACAAGGGGACTAACAAAATTTTAGCGATTCGCAGGAATTGGGATCCAAATGACAGGCTAGAACTCAGACGGCAACATTTTGTTCATTATGTGTATGTTCCAGGATTTGGTTTCTACGGATTAGGTTTAATTCACATTATTGGTGGTTATGCTCGTGCCGGTACTTCAATCATTCGCCAGCTCGTGGATGCTGGCACTCTATCAAATCTTCCTGGAGGTCTTAAGTCGCGGGGGCTGAGGATTAAGGGGGATGACACCCCGATTGCTCCTGGTGAGTTCCGAGATGTAGACGTACCGAGTGGTACGGTTCGGGACAACATTATGACTCTGCCTTATAAGGAGCCGAGTCAGGTGTTGGCTGGGTTGCTGGCCAAGATTACGGAAGAAGGTCGCCGGCTTGGGGCGATCAGTGATATGAACATTAGCGATATGAGTGCTAATGCGCCTGTCGGAACGACGCTGGCTTTGTTGGAAAGAACGCTCAAACCCATGGCCGCGGTGCAAGCCAGGGTGCATTTTGCAATGAAGCAGGAGTTCAAACTCCTTAAAGCTTTGATTGCAGAGTATGCAGATGAACCGTATGACTACATTCCTGAGGGTGTAGATCAAAGAGCCAGGGCGGAAGACTATGCACAGGTAGATGTTATCCCTGTGAGTGACCCGAATGCCACGACCATGGCCCAGCGGGTGGTGCAGTACCAAGCCGTCTTTCAGATGGCTAAAGATGCCCCGCAGATTTACGATTTGCCGTACCTGCACCGGCAAATGATCGAGGTTTTGGGGATCAAAAACGGGGACAAGATTATTCCGACGACGGAAGATGCCAAGCCTCGAGACCCGATCAGCGAAAACATGGGGGCTTTGGTTGGCAAACCCATGAAAGCGTTCATCTACCAGGACCATGAGGCGCATATCGCTACGCATATGAGCTTCATGCAAGACCCGATGATTGCGCAATCGATTGGTCAGAACCCCATGGCGAACCAGATCATGGGTGCTTTGCAAGCTCATATCGCGGAACACCTTGGCTTTAACTACAGGACTCAGATTGAACAGCGTCTTGGCGTTAGCTTGCCTGCGCCGAATGAGGAGATGCCTGAGGAAATCGAGGTTCAGCTGTCGAAGCTGGTGGCAGATGCGGCAAGACAGTTGACGCAGATGCATAAGCAGCAGGCTGCACAGAAACAAGCGCAAGAAGTGGCGGAAGATCCGCTGGTTCAAATCCAGAAGGCGGAGCTGCAGATCAAAGGCCAGGAAGTCCAGCGTAAAGCGGCCAAAGATCAGGCGGACATCCAAATTGCCAAGGAAAAGCTGGCTTTGGAGAACCAGAAACTTAGCATTGACGCCCAGAAAGAAGGGTCAAACATGCAGAGTAAAGCCCAGCAACTGGAACAAAAGAACCAGCTTGAGTTGATGAAAGCAATGATGGCTGCTAATAAACCTAACACACCGGCTAAATAAGGTGCCTCATGGCAAAAACCGTCTTTGACGTGCTTATTGAAAAGTTGATGGAACACAGAGAGTCCCATGTGGACTTTCTTGCAAGTGGTAAAGCGTTGAGTTTCGACGTTTATCAAGAACAGTGCGGGTTGATTCGGGGTCTAGACATCGCACTGCGGGATATACACGACCTTGCGCGTAACTATATGGAAGACGCTAATGACTGATACTCCTTCGCAAGAAGAGCTGGAAGCACAACTGCCCGTGCCGGTTGGGTACAAGTTGCTGATTGCTTTGCCCCAGGTTGAAGAAACGTATGACTCCGGGATTATCAAGGCGGACAAGACCATCTACCAAGAGCAGGTGTTGTCTACCGTGGGTGCCGTGTTGGATATGGGCTCCCAGGCTTATTCGGACAAAGACCGTTTTCCTGATGGGCCGTGGTGCAAGGTCGGTGACTTTGTGATGTTCCGTGCCAATACTGGTACGCGCTTTAAGGTGGCTGGCGTTGAGTATCGTCTTATGAACGATGACTCGATTGAAGCTGTGGTAGCAGATCCGCGTGGTATTACGCGAGCGTGAGGTGACCTATGCCATTTCAAAAAGTAGAGTTTGA